GCTTTGAGAATCTTCTCTCTCTTAAAGTCTCTGACATAACGCGGAAGATACCTTGTTGCACATATTGCATGTGACAAGGTTCCTCTACGATTACGCGTGGACTCTTCATTGTTTTCGGGACTAGAACCATCAATGCAGGTGGTTCGTCATCCCGAGCTAGGACACTGATATTCCTAGCCGACTCTGACGGAAACGTCAGAAGGTCATCCCAATATGGAATGACAGCCTGAAGGCGATCAGTCCAGGTGGTATTCCCCCACCGCTCGTTAGATGTTTCACGAGTGGCAAGGGCACCTCCAGAGTGTTTTGGAATCCAAGATCTTGACCAGATCTTTTGTTCCACAGCTCGCAGATAATCTCCTAAGAGATGTTCTGCCGCCTCCTCGAATCTCATAACGAGATCCGAAGGTAACTGCTCTGGTAGCAACTCATCAGTGGTGATGTAGGAATCGATTGCTCGATTTTTCCGATTATCGGAAACAGGCATCTCAACCTTCGAGAGAAGGAGAAGAACCTGCCTTAGAGTTTTTATTACTCTATGGTCAACATCACCTTTCAGAGTTCCATCTATGTCGAAGATTCGCGAAAGGAAACCTCTTAGAAATAAGGGGAGACCATGCTTCTTCTTGAAACCAAGAAAAGCATCGGACGCGACACGCTCGAGGGAAATGCATTTAAGCAAATCCTTTTCGAAACGTGGTAGAGTAATGGTCAAAAAGGCCATACCCTCAGCTTCGATTCGAGATTTAGCATATGCTAGATCTCGTTGGGTGCGCACACTGAAAGAGAGACCTGCCTCAAAAAGACAGGCCTCCCAGAGCTCTACCTCGCTTTTCATCGCCGCTCCTTTAACGGGGCTAACCGATCGAGTGAGGTCTAGCTACTCCACAAGCAGTTCCATCTGCTCAGCTCTCCGCGCCCACCAACTTGGTGACGTTAGGAGATGTTGCCCAGGCGACCAGCGCGTTGGCCAGTGCGATCACATCAGCGGCGACTACCCCATTCTTGGGGTGATCGATGTTGAGTGAAGCACTGTGGCTGACACTGGTGTTCTGGGCCGGGAAGAGCGGATCGGCCACGATCAGAGTCCTCTGGACTTTGACAATGTGACGATTCCGCCGCGTAGAGTCGTATTTCACCGTCATGGTGAACTCGCCGTCCGCAGTCTGGAAAACACCCTCCTTGAGGGCCAGACCAGTTCGGGCGAGACTCTTTGCGTTCCCGGAGACTGTGATGG